AGATTTCCACGATTGCTGTTGATCAGTTTTAATTAGCGTTTGGTATTCAATTTCACCTGCTGCCATCTTTTCTGCGTGAAGTTTGGAAGCGTCTGACATCAATCTCTTGGTGTCTTGTTTGTTTTTGTAGATATGAGCCCCAGTCTTCACTGCCATACCCAGTAGGTTTAACCAAGCCATAGTATTTCTCCTTACGTCTTTTACACATATACGGTATCATTTCTTGTAAACAATTCCAAGCCTTATCTCCAGTCAATTGCCATCTAAAAAGTGACTTATGATTTACCTTTTTTCGATCAATAGCAAAAAAATTACCGCCCCACATTTCATGAAAACGTGAAATCATGTCTGCATCTGTTGTTTCTACCTTTACTTGGAGTGATCTAGACTTATTTTTACCCTTACTCCAGAAGCCAAAGCTTCCTTCTCCATCAAATAAACCAGATAAAAATAATTTTTTTTCTTTTTTAGCTAATTTATCGTAACCCGATAAACTTTTTTCCAGAAATTTGTGCTGATGAGATACCTTTGATCTCTGATCTTGAACCTTTTTCACGATGCGGACAACCTCCAGTTTTTAGTTTCACAGGTGGAACCTGTGGATTAGGGCCTTTTTTAGGTGGAGGCCCACTTTCAACACCACCAGATAATCCTCTACGTTTATTTCTCATACTAAATATTTATTAATGTCTTGAATTTTGCCTTGTGCTTTTAATTTTTTTAAATCACCCTTTGTTAATTTACTAAAATCAATTGCTTCTTCTTTTAAAACTAAAGGTTCTTCTTGTTTAGTAGGCGTAAATAATTTTTTTAACCATTTCCACATCAGTTTTTTTTCCTTTTTAAATATTCTGTAAAACTTTTATTAGATTTATTAATATCTTTTTTTAATTTTTCTGTGCCTTTTTTAGAATATATTTTTTTCATTCCCTCTGTAATTTCTTTACCCATTTTACCAATAATTTCTTTTCTGTTTTTAATAAGTTTAGGAACTTTTTTTGCAACTTTAGTTATAATTGTCCGAGAAACAGGGTTCATTAATAAACCTCCAGCTAATTTTTTTTCTATTTTTATTCTGCCGTTTTTCATTAGTTTCTTCTGTTTATTTCTTTTATTCTTGCAATATCTAATTTTTCTTCTGCAACTCTAATACGTTCTCTTTGACCTTGTGCTGCTTGATCTAATTTAGCTTGTTCAATGGAAGTATCAATCATACTTTCGTTTTGTTTTCTTTGCTCTTCCATTTCAAACTCGTTTGATTTTCTCTGCATGTCCATAGCTTTTAAATCTAGCTCTCTAGATTTTAATGCAACTAATGGATCTTGTTGACCGCCTTCTGCTTGAACAAGCGTTGCAGTTAATTCAACAACTCTTTGTGCTACCATAGCATTGTATTGCACCGTCCAGGCTTCGGGATCCGTGTTTGAAAGTTGCACGAGCATCGGATCTTGGGCCATTGCTTCAACAACTTCTTGATTAGCTTTCATAGATATATGTTCTGATATATGAGTTTGTAATAAAGCATACACTTGCGGATTTACTTGAACCATTCTTGATTTCATAAATGCCATATGAGCTTTTATGTGAGCTTCGTGATCCTGTGTAGCAAAAACTTTTAAAGGTTTTAAATTCATAGCATCTGAATTTTCTAAAGCTGGATCTTTTGGAATTGGTTGTTCAATAGGTTTTAATAAACTATCGATAGCCTCTGTTCCTAATGCTTCGTAAACTCTTCTATAAGCTTCTCTTACATCATGAAGTTGAGGATTACTCATTGCTATTTTTAATTGTTCATTCGCTAAAGTAACTCTTTGTGCAACTGAAAAAGTGTTTGGATCTGCAACAGGAATTACATCAACTCTATCATCAAAGTCTGCTGCTTTGATCATTTGATCTGCACCATAAACTTGATACGGATAAAGTGGTGGTAGATATTGTGCAAAAAGCTTATGAAGCATTCTGAATTCTTGCCTCATAGAATAGTAACATCTTTTGTGTATAGCAGACATGACTCTTGAGCCTCTCTCTAAAAGAGCTAAAGTTGATCCGACCGCTCTATTCTGAGCGTCCTCCCCAACAGCCATGTCTGCAATGTTAGCGAACCTTTGTCCAGCATTGACTACAAAACCTAATAAGCTGTACAAAGTTTGAGAGGGTTCTTTAAATGGTAAAATTTGAAATTGATCTCTAATGTTTCCTCCAGGTGCATCTACGTCCCTAAACTCTCCTGGTTGAAAAGGTTGGTCGTCATCCCTAATTCTAATACCTCTTGATTTAAATCCTGCTGGTAAATTTGCTAAAGTTCCAGCATCAAGTAATTGTCTTAAAGCTTGTGTAGCAGTTCTAGTTAGGCCGCCAATCATATGTACAAGACCAAAGCCGTAAAAACCTAAACCTGGTAAAAATTTGTAATGTACAAAATATTCAATCCTTTTATATAATCTATCACCCTCTTTGTAATTTCTATAAATACTTAAAATTTTTCCAGAGCCTTCATCAATTGTAACAATGTAAGGAATTTTTACTTTCTTTTCATCTGTTTCTTTTTCAAATTTTTCTAAATTAAGATCAACATGCATTTCTAAAATTTGATAATTATATGCTTGTTGATTAGGTGATTTACCTTCTAATTCATCATATTTTTTTTGTATTGAAGTTTGACTATTTGTAGATGGTTTAATATCCACATCCCTGTAAAAACCAGACTCCATTTTTTTGTATAGGTCATTTTCTGACATTCTTAAAACATGAGTTATTCTCTCACAATCTAATAGGCTTGATGTATAGTATGGAACAATAATATCTTCAGCAGGTATAAATTTAGCAACTGCTCTATCCATAAGTTCATCATAGTAAACTTTTTTAAAAGCTGATCCAGCTAATGGTAAATAAAATAATAACTGATCCATTTCTGGAGTGTACTCTTCCATCTTCTCAGTTATTTGATAATTCATAAAGTTCTTGACCCGTGAAGCTTGATCCTCTGTTTCAGAATTTTGAACACCGACTATTGCAGCTTTGACAGGGCCAGTTGATGGTAATAATTCTTTGTAAGCTTGTGCTTGGAATTGTGTAATAGCTTCTGATAGTAATGGGTGTGTAACACCAGATGCACCTCTAAAAGGTTTAGATGGCTGAGTGTATTTAAATCCTAGTAAATCTAAACCAGAAGTATATCCATCTTCCCATTCTTTTCTTGAATCTTTATCTCTTTGATACTCTGCTCTAAGTTGTGATGATATTTTAGAAAGAACATTATCCTCTAATTCTTCTGCCAAATTAGAAAAAAAATTTTCTTGTTGAACTTCAATCTCTTCGTCTACTTCTTCGCCTTCAATTTTAAATGATTTTTGTTTTGGCTCTTCTGTTTCATCAACTACTTTAAGAGTATCATCTTCTTCTTTGAATATTTCCGAGCTCATATATCCCCCAAATTATTATACTAATATCCTCGTTTTGCAAGTTTTGGAAAACCTTTAATTAGTCCTCCAGTATTCATGCCTCTTTTTTGAAAAAATTTAGCATCTTTTCTATACTGAACTTTTTTCTTTTTAAGAAATTTTCTTGCTTCATCCCTACCTTTTAACATTTCTTTTGTTAATTTATTTTTTCCAAAATTAGATGCTAAAGCAAGACTTGTTCTATCCATGTCTAATCTTGATTCTTTTGCTCCTGTTTTTAATTCTTTTGCAGCAGATCTGCTCATCATAGGAGAACCAAAATCACCTCTTCTTCCAGCTTTACTAACTTCTTTACTGTATCTTAATTCATCTTTTGTAGCTTGTCTTATTGCTTTTTTTGCTTCTTTTGAAAGTTTTTTTGGTCTTCTTGAAGCTCCGCCTTTGAAACCAACACGATCTAATTTTTCTGCTAAAGGGTCTAGCTTAATAAGCTTGATGTCATCTTTAGGCATTAGTACATTTTAGTTGGTTTAGATCTACCCATTCTACCACCACGAGCCATAACAGAACCACCTGCTTTCATTCTGTCCATACGCTCATCTTTCATAATAGCTCTTTTCATAGACATCATTTCTCTATCAGATGCAGCAGCACCAGCCATACCTCCAAGTGGTATCATTGTTCGATCACGTTTTGGTCTATCTGGCATTGGGTTCATTGGTGGCCTTCGTCCTGGGCTCGGTGTTCGTGGTGCAGCAGCTCCTGGCCCTGCTTTTCTTCTTTGTCTTCTATCTCTTATTCTTCCTCCAAAATTTTCTGCCTTCTTGGATCTACTTTCTGCCTGTTCTTCTCTTCTCATTTTAATACCAGGAGATCTTTTTTCTTCTTCCCTGTATTGTTTTAATCTTGCTTTTAAATTTTCTATTGAAGATGTTAATCCACCCTCTTTTTTACCTTCAATTTTTTTACGTCTTTCTTTATTCTCCATTAATTTTTTTAATCTTTCTCTTCTACTAGGATCTTGCATAAGTCTTTTTGATTCTTCTGGAGTATATCTTTGTAACATATCTTTCATCATACCACCCTCTTTTTTCATTTCTGTAATTTGTCCAGGTGCTTTTGCTATTTTACTTTCTTGTCTTTGAGCTTTATTTAAAAATTCTGTTAAATTACTTGCACCAGAAGATCTAACATCATCTTTAGTTACAGCAGCATACATTTTATCGTTGAATGCAAATTTAGTTCCAACACCTTTTGCTCTAGCTTTTTTAAACGCAGCACCAAAACCAGATAAATCTACTTTTTTATCTTTTGGAGTTTTAGCTATTGGCTTAACTTGTTTATTTTTAGATGGAACATTTACAGTTGTTGCAACTGTTGTTGCACCAGTAAGAGGTGCTTTCTTACCTGCTACAACAGGTAGTTGTGATTTTGGTAAATCAACTTCAACATTAGCTTGTTTCTTAGCTATATTTTTTTTCTTATCTAATCTTCTTTGTACTTTTTTAGAAATGACTTTATTATTTTTATTTACATTAGCAAGTCTTGTCATTCTTCTTTCTTCAGATGCTTTGAATTTAGCATAGGATGGATTTTCACTTCTTGCTTTTTCATTCTTAGCTCTAACTTTTTTGTTAAAAGCTTCATTTTCTTTTCTTCTTTTTTCTACACCAGATAAATTAAAAATATTAAATCCTTTTGCTTTGGATTTAACTCTATCTTTTCTTCTTTTTTCAGCAGCTAAGAAAGCTTCTTTAGATCCTCTTTTTGGCTCAGCCATATTAAATACTCCTATCCGTAATAAACATAATCTTTTCCAGGCAGGTCTTCGTCCTTATAGTCAGTTTCTAACTTTAAAAATCCACCTTGTCGGTATCTTAACACCGCCTGTGTTGTGCTGTCAACGTAGTCATCATACTCTCCATTAGGAAAAGCTGCACATTCCTCAATGACTTCTTCAGCAAATTTCTCTCCAGTTGGATAGAATATAGACCCTGCCTCAAAAGAAACAGCACAAGTATTTACCCTAGTATATTTATCTTTACCTTTATTTGGTGAGTAATCTATGGCTGGAATACCAGCTCTTCTAAATTCTTGCAAAAGAGGTTGGCCAGAAGCTTTGGCTTCAATGATACACATATCGGGCTCCCAATATTTATATAATTCAAAAGCTTTATTTTTTAATTCTGGAAAATCATATTTTCCTTTTTCAGCGTCTAATAATATTAATGCTTTTTCATATCCTTCATACGGCCTAAATACACCCCAAGTAGTTATTGCAGAGTAATCGGCAGTTTCTTTTTTTGAAAACGCTGTATCATAACTTTGTATTACATATTCTAATTCTGGTATCTTACCTTCCCATTCTTGCCACCATTCTCTTTTCAAAAGTGCACCTTCTTCTGAGGTAGGGTTCTGTTGATATTGAGCTGACCAGTTTCTAATAGATATTGAAGCCTTAGTTCTTTCCAGATCTTCTTTCGTCCAGTATTCGGGCCAAAGAGGATTTTCATCTTCTAGAATAGCAGGAAAAGAAATCTTAGACCACTTATCTGCTTTTGGCTCTTCTTCCGCTTTAGTAAGGAGTCCCGTTAGATCATTGGTGGCCCATCTAGTCATTACTAAAACTATCGAGCCTCCAGGTTGCAAACGCTGTCGGGGCCCACTTAAATACCAATCATATGTTCTAGGAAAGGATTGTTTATTATGTGCATCCTGTTCTGTGTGAGGATCATCAATAATCAAAAGATCAGCACCACGTCCTGTGATCGAGCCTCCTACACCAGCAGCAAAATATTCACCACCATGGTTGGTTTCCCATTTTGATTTTGCTTTGGCATCTGGCCTTAGAAAAACATCACCGAATATTTCTTTATATTTCGGTGTATCCATTAAGTTTCTAATCTTTGCACCGAACCTTGCAGATAGTTCAGCGTTGTGTGTGACTTGCATAATTTTCATTTTTGGAAACTTCCCTATCATCCAAGCAGGGTAGAGGAATGAGGCAAATTCAGATTTAGTATGTCTTGGAGGCATATTTATTATGAGCCTCCCTTTTTTTTGTGTAGCTATCTTCGTAAACTCATGAGCCATAATTTGATGGTGTCCCCACTTGTCCTTATCTTTTTCTTGTTTCATTACTATGTCTGGCCAAACTTCCTTAACAAAATATAAAAAATTATCCTGGCAAAGCTTAATATGTTCTAGCCATAGCTTTTCAACTTGTAGTCGTAGTTTATCTGTTGGTAATGCTTTTAACCCATCCATTTTAAAATTGACCTCCTTACGTTTAAGTAAGTTGCGAATATACACTTGTCAGAAGTATTTTATATTATTTTTATGTGAATTTCTAGGAATTTATAAAAATCAATTTTCAAAAGTAAAATGAGCCTTGTGAATTTGTTTATGTGAATTTGCCCCAAGCCTATTGGAATTTATAAGAGTTTATAAGTACCGATAATGGTTCGTTATCAACTCTCATAATTTCTTATATTAATTTTTATAGTTTTTTATCATGGCCCAAATTTTTTGAAGCCCGTCTTTTGATTTTGGTTGTGTGATTATGTGAGAAAATCCCACCGCCCCAAGTCTTAAAAGTTTAAGGGCCTTTTGCTTTTGGTACAAAAGCAAGATAAAAGCATTACCGCCATGCTTATTATGTTTAATGTGCCAAGCCTTTTGGAATTTATTTAAGCCGTAGTTTTCTAGTTTATTAGTGTCAGTTTGTTTTAATTCAATCAATGCAATATGACCGCTTATAATTACTAATAAATCAGCAATACCAACGCTTAAACTATT